GGGAAGACATCCACCATAGAAAAACTGACTACTTGGTAAAAAATACACTATTATTTTTACATATTCTAGGTTTACTGATAGCTTATCTGTAATAAAACGTAATAAAAACAATAGCTTGGCAGCGTAAAACTTTGTTTAGTATCTGTTTATAGTTTTATTATGTCGTTTTTGCTCTATGAAATGCCGCAAATAGACATCGAGGCAGCATAGGGTCGGGCGAGGGCCACCTGGGGATATAGCGTATATGTATATACACACTGCAACACACGGGGTTTTTACTTTTAGAACACTACATATTGTATACAAATACTGGTGTTTGTATATAAAGGTAAAATATTAAAGAAATATTAGTAAAGTTACGTAGCGTCACTACTTGACACAGGTGTTTTTTTATGTATAACTGCGTAGCAGTAGCAGCTAAGTTAAACTTTATAGTTAAAATATAAGAAATTGGACATAGGATAGTACAACTTATAGTTAAACTAATAATAATATAAATAAATATAAATTAACTATTGACATATAACTTAACACATGTTATTATAATTCCATAACTACTATAATAATAATAACTTGTAGTTAAACTTAAAGTACTACAAGCGTTTAGAGAGTACAAACTCCATCTGTGTCTCCTCTCCCTCATGTACATCTAGACGTTTGTAGTATTTTTTTACTTTTTTATAAATAAAGACTTGACAATGTACAAAAAAAAGGTACAACTATATGCAAGTGAGTCCATAATTGAAGACTTTTATGAGGCTTTAGCATCAGAAGACACACGTTTTCTAAACAAAGTACACATACCTAAGTCAGATGTGTTCTATGTTCGTGAGGCTATTTATAATCGTACAGGAAAAAAATATACACTGGATCATGTTGAACGTGCAATGTACTTAGAGGGTTACTTAGAGTCAAATGAGGTTTTAGATCCAGATAGAAAAAGAAAGTATGAATAATGTTTGTAATAGTTTTAGTTTTGTTTATGGGTAATAGTTACAAGATAGCATCAGATCAAGTCTTGTACCCTACAATGGACATATGTATTAATAGTTTAGCTAAACAAATGAATGAGTTAAACGCTGATAAACCTACCTCTGACTCATATGTGTTAGGTAAGTGTGTTGAAATGCCTAAACTTTAAAATTAAACATAAGGTTAAACTACTATGGCTACAACTAAAGATGTAGAACGACTGCCTAGTGGTAAGTTAAAGTACCGTGGTGAAACATACCCTGGTTATAACAAACCAAAACGTTTATCAGGGGAAGCTAAGAAGTCAGCCGTGTTAGCTAAGAAGGGTGATCAGGTAAAAGTTGTACGTTTTGGTGATCCTGATATGCCAATCCGTAAAGATAATCCTGGTGCTCGTAAGAATTTTAGAGCTAGACACAATTGTGACACAGCTAAAGACAAATTTACTGCACGTTACTGGTCATGTAAAGCGTGGTAATGGGACCGTTCTTAAACATAGTCTCCGCAGCTTTGACTTTAAGTAGTCTTTTTATGTGGATTAAAAATAAGGTAAGGAAGAAAAATGGAAATGACAAAAGAAGAAAAACTTCAAAAAGAGATTGAAGAAAAACAGCAAGAGCTAAACAACTTACGTTATGGTGAAGTTGATAAAGCCTACGAAGATTTTATAAAAGCTAAAGATGTAGCTGTAGAAAAGTACAATGTTTGGAAAGATGCTTGTGTAAAGAGAGGTTGGAACCCAAACAATTTTACTTTTTACTTGCGTTCTTGGAAACTTTAACTTATGACTTTGATTAGTCATCTACCTTTACCTAGTATGCCTTTTCATACACACGATAATATTGTATTTGAGTCACGAGATAAAGACAGATCGACTAAAGCTAACGAAGAAGAAAAAATAGATGCTCAAAAAGAGCCAACTAGAATAACTCCTAATACACCAGTAGAGGATCTTAAGTTAGTTAATCAAAAGTTTGCTTACTATCCAGATCCTAATAAGCTGCGTGCTCCTACTGGTCAGATAGTAGATTTTGTAGTAGCATGACTAAAAAGAAAAAAGATCCTAAAGTAGGCACAGGTAAAAAACCAAAAGGTTCAGGGCGTAGGCTGTACACAGATGAGAACCCTAAAGATACTGTGCCTATAAAGTTTGCAACAGCAAAGGATGCAAGGGAAACTGTTGCAAGAGTACGAAAATCAGGAAAACCTTTTGCAAGAAAAATTCAGATCTTGACAGTTATGGAGCAACGTGCTAAAGTAATGGGTAAGACTGAAGTTGTTCAGATAGCTAAAAAAGCTAAAGAAAGATTGCGAAAGGAAAAAGATGGCGTATCTTCAAAGTAACATACCATATTTTAAAGCGTGGGTAAGAAGAGAATACACAAAGAACTTAGAAGAATATCACGGAGAGTTTCTCCACTGCATGGTGATAGCAGTAACAACGATGCCAAACAGGACTCTAAGCTTCCAAGTTATATTTACAGGATGCGAGTTCGATGGATCAGAGGAAGACCTCAACGTTCACGGAGGAGCTATGTGGGCTAGAATGCCCCTTACTGCCCTTGTAGCTGATACACCGTTAGAAGAGTGGCCTACTGAATTACCACCGTACATGGCTCAACCTTGGGATTGTATGTCACATCATCACTCTGTTTATGTACTTAACAGAGCAACCCCAGCGCCTTGGATAGCAAAGATTGATAATGAGTTTTATCCTTGCAAGTATTATTTTACAGTTGATTATACAGATAGCGAAGTAGCAGATGATCCTGCCCAACATAAACAATCACACGTATTAGAGTTGTTAGATGCAGGAGAATACACTGGTAACATAGTTGCGTTGCCCAATAATAGAGTGAGAGTAACTCACCCCGCTTGGTTTGAAACAGGAAAAGGTGCTCCTGACTTTAGGCCAAACCAAAACATATTTCACTCTAAGCAAGACGTAGAATACGTTTGGGATACGCAACGAGTGTTTAACAATCTATACAGTGATAAGGAGTAGTTGCTATGGCAATTCACGGAAATAAAAAGAAAAAAGGTATGGCTCGTGGTGGAGCTATGAAGCCAAAGAAGATGGCTAAAGGTGGCATGACCATGAAGAAAAAGCCAGGTATGGCTAAAGGCGGTAAGATGGCTATGATGAAAAAGAAAGGCATGGCTCGTGGCGGTAAAATGAAAAAAGGTTATGCCAAGGGTGGAGCAACAGGAATGACTTTAGCCCAAATACGTTCCGCAGCTAAAGACAAAGGTTACAAATTAATGAAGGTGTAACGCTATGCCTTTAACTAAAAAAGGTAAAAAAATAATGCGTTCTATGAAAGAGCAGTATGGTCCTGAAGAAGGGGAGGCTGTGTTTTATGCCTCCCGTAATAAGGGAACCATAAAGGGAGTGGAAAAGGGTATGGCAAAACGTAAACAGACAGGTGGTATTATAAACCCAATACAACCTATGTATAATCCTACTGCAGCAGATATGCAACGTCAACAAGGTATGATGGATGCACAACAGTTGCAAAGAACTCCCCCTCAAAGTACAATGAATAAAGATAAAGATTTACCTGTAACTAAAGGTATGGCTGAAGGCGGTGCATTAAAAGAACCACCTGCAGGAGATAAAGGTAAAGGCCTAAAAAAACTACCTACAGAAGTACGTAATAAGATGGGTTTTAAAAATCGTGGTGGTTTAATTAACAACGGCAAACAGGACTATAGAAAGTCTGGTATGTTTTATAGTAAATAGGAGTGTAACGTATGGCTAAAGCTAAATCTACAGTAAATAAAGCTGGAAACTACACTAAGCCAGCCATGCGTAAAAGACAGTTTGCCAGAATAAAAGCTGGCAGCAAGGGTGGTAAACCTGGGCAGTGGTCAGCAAGAAAAGCTCAAATGCTGGCTTCTGCTTATAAAAAAGCAGGTGGAGGATACAAATGAAACGATATCTTAAAAGACTATGGTGTTCGTTAATAAATCATAAATGTAATCCAGAGTGTGATTGTTGTTAGATGGCCTTAAAGAAATCTCAAAAAAGTTTAAAGTCATGGACAAAGCAAGATTGGCGCACAAAGAGTGGGAAGCCTAGTTCTAAAACTGGTGAGCGGTATTTACCTGCTAAAGCTATTAAGTCTCTTAGCGATGCTGAGTACGCCGCTACAACCAGAGCTAAACGAAAAGGCACTAAGGCAGGTAAGCAGTTTGTGGCTCAACCTAAGAAGATCGCAAAAAAAACTAGATCCTACAGGAAAGTAACATGACACGTAAGCTTACAGAAAACCAAGCTAGATTTTTAGAAGTGCTTTTTGAGGAAGCAGGTGGTGATGTTGTGCAAGCTAAAAAACTAGCAGGGTACAATGTTAACTCATCTACTACTACAATAGTGGAGGCATTAAAAGATGAGATATTTGAAGCAACTAAAACGTATATGTCAAGAGTTGGTCCTAAAGCTGCAGTTGCGTATGCCAGTGCTTTGGACGATCCTACCCAGCTAGGCATTAAGGAAAAGATGATGGCTGCAGGGCAGATACTAGATCGTGCTGGTGTAGTTAAAACAGAACGAGTATCCGTAGATGCGCCAGGTGGTTTGTTTATACTACCACCTAAAAATGATGATGAAGCTCAAAGTTAAAAGAGAAAGACCTTTACAACATGAATACTGGATGTTGCCTAAAGTACCCTTTAAGGTAAAACTTTGGCAGCGTATACCAAGAACAAGTCGGTATATACCCTTTGGTTATGAGGTTGATCCAGAGGATAATAATTGGCTAAACCCAATACCTAAAGAGTTAGAGTTACTTGAACTAGCTAAAAAACACGTAAAACAATATAGTTTAAGGCAGGTTGCGGCTTGGTTAACTACGCAATCTGGAAGAAACATAACACATGATGGGTTGAAAAAACGTATAGATGTTGAAAGAAAAAGAAAAAGACTTACTACGATTAAACGCGAGTATGCCAAGCGGCTCGAAAAAACGTTACGTCAGATCGAAATCCTCGAAAAAGAAAGATTTGGATACTACACCTACGAAGAGGACGATGACGAAACAAAGCCCAGCGCAGGTTAAACCTGCCACATATGACGTACAAGAAGCACAGAATGTAGTCTTTAAGCCTAATCCTGGACCCCAGACAGAGTTTTTGGCTGCGAGTGAACGAGAAGTTTTGTATGGAGGAGCAGCAGGAGGCGGGAAGAGTTACGCCACACTAGCAGACCCGTTACGAAACATGAACAACTCAGACTTCAGTGGTCTTCTTGTACGTCATACGACTGAAGAACTAAGAGAGTTAATACAAAAAAGTCAGGAGCTTTACCCTAAAGCCATACCTGGTATCAAGTGGTCAGAGAGAAAGTCACAGTGGACTACACCTAGAGGTGGTACATTGTGGATGTCATATCTTGACAGAGACTCCGATGTTATGAGATATCAAGGACAGGCATTTAATTACGTAGCTTTTGACGAACTTACACAGTGGTCATCTCCTTTTGCGTGGAACTACATGAGATCACGTTTACGTAGTGCTAATCCTGACTTAGGATTGTATATGAGAGCCACAACAAACCCAGGTGGTTTGGGACACGCTTGGGTTAAGAAAATGTTCATTGACCCAGCTAAACCTAATACATCGTTCTGGGCAACGGACATAGAGACTAGTGAGGTGTTGAAGTTTCCCAAAGGGCATAGTAAATCTGGTCAACCCCTGTTTAAGCGTAGGTTCATA